GTCGCGCAGAACTATCTGAGCGGCACCACCATCCCTGTGCTGCGTGGTCAGGACGGCTCACAGACCACGACTCACAAAGCGTCCACCAACGTGATCACGGGCGTTGGCAGCGACGAAACAATGAACGCGCAGCAGGTGGTTCAGTTTCCCGAAACTCGAGCGCGGGACATTCTGAGCTACAGCGCAGCCGGCGCGATCACGCTGCCGATTCCAGGCACTGACATGGTGGCGGTTATCAACGGCACGGGCGCGCTCGCAATGACACTGGCGGCGCCGACGAAGGACATGGACGGCAGCATCATGACCGTCATCGGCAACGGCAAGGCGGCCCATACGCTGTCTCTGCCGGCAGGCGTCGGACTTGGCGCTGGCGGTTCCGGTGTGGACGTCGGCACGTTCGCAGCCGGCGCGCAGCAAGCGGTTGTCCTGATGGCGGCGAACGGCGTCTGGGTGCCGTATCCGTCATTCTTCGGCGGCACGTCGCTCGCAAACATTACGGTCACCTGGGCGTGAAAAATTGGGACTGATGACGGAGAGGGTAGTTCAACCAGAACTGCCATCCAACTTCGATCTGGTATTGCGGCGATTCCTCGATGTCGTCGCCGTTACGGGCGGCGTGTCACCGATGGATAGGGCGCTGAAGATTGCGAGAGCGATGGATCATCTCGTCGCTCTCGCAGCGCTGTCTCCGCGTATCGGTGACATGAAAGGATCAATTGAAGCCCATCGCGAAGCGCTCAAGAAACCAGCGCCAGGACAGAATGATCGGCTGGTGCTCGAGAGCCTGATCCAGATGCTCGATCGCGAAGCCGACACGACCATCGCGGACGCTCGAGCCGTGCGCGCAGAGTGGTGGAGTCGATTCGGCGAGCCATGCATGAATCGACAATCGCCGCACACGAACAATCGCGATCCGGAACGGCCGCTCGTCGTCGGCTGTGTCTCGTCCAACTTCAAGCACAGTTCTGCCGGCAACTGTCTGCAAGCCGTCGTACTCAACCACTCCGATGCAGTGCGGCCAATCTTCTACTCGACCAGCTCGCCATCACATGTCGATCCCATGACATGGGTGTTTCAAGCATCAGGGCATCTCGTTGACGTGACGAAGATGAATGAGCGCGCGTTCGCTCAGCGTGTGCGCGCTGACAAGGTGGACATCCTGATCGACTGCATGGGATTCACCTATGGCAACAGGCTGTGTTCATTCGCTGAACGTCCAGCGCCGATTCAGGCGACAGGCTGGGGCTATGCGACCGGCACGATTCCAGCGATGGATTACATCCTGCTCGATGCAATCACGGCCGGCAATGATCTCTTCTATGAGCAGATCGTGAATCTGCCGTGCGTAATCTCCTACGTGCCGCCGGCGATGTTCTGTCCTGACGTGCAGGCGCAACCGAAAGGACCGGTCACGTTCGGCGCATTCCACTGCTTCATCAAGATCAACCCGGAAGTGCTGCAGGCGTGGAAGCGCATCCTTGACGGTGTGAAGAACTCTCGCATCGTCTTCAAGGGCAAAGAATACGGCGACGTATCCTTGCAGCGCAGCATCACCGATGTTCTCGGCGCGCAACGCTGCGAATTCTGGCCGACGACTCAGCAGATGGAACACTTCGACGCCTACAAGCACATCGATCTTGTGCTCGATCCGTGGCCGCAGACCGGAGGCATCACGACCTGCGAAGCGCTGCATATGGGCGTTCCATCGGTCACACTCAACGGCGCACGGACGGTGCAGCGTGCCGCGGCGTCGATTCTCGATGCAGTCGGATGTCAGGCCGGCATCACGAACAGCGTCGATGAGTATGTGACGCGCGCCATCACGCTCGTTACTGGCGGCCGGCGATGGCTCAGCGAGGAACGGCCGAAGTGGCGCGAGCGGCTACGCGCATCGCGCGTGTGTGCTGGCTACGTGAACGCCGTCGAGGATATCTATCGTCAACTGTGGCGCGCTTGGTGTGCGCGCGAAAAGGAGTCGTAGTTATGGGGTTTTATAACGGCGTGTTCATTCCCGATGATGTGCGCGACGAAGAAGCACCCGGAGGCGTCGTCATCAATCCGCATTCCCCGATGGGGAAAGAATTGCGGAAGTGGGAACAGCACGTCGGCACGCAGTTCACGCCATTCGGCACGACGCCTGGGAATCCCTACGTGTTCCGGCCGTATCCGAAGATGCTCTACAAGGCGCAGAAACAGACGCACACCGGTAAGGTCTTCTGCATGATGCCGCCGCCAGACATCACGGAATTCGACAATACGGCGCTGTATGAGCGTGCGTGTCTTCAGGTGGACAGCTTCAATAAGCGCTGCTACATCATCGTTCACGATGACGAAGGCGAACGGCGCGCCACGAACGACGGATGGCGTGAGACTCCAAGCGCGGCTATGGAAATGCACGAAGCGCTCGAGCAGGCGATCTCGACCGCCGCGGCTGAAGCGAACTTCGCCGTGCAGCACATGAGCCAGCGCGCCAAGGATGAACTCAAGGCCGCTGGCGATTCGACTCATCAGCACGTCACGGACGTGACTGGCGTTCCCGTTGCAGCATCAGCCAGTGAGCGCAAGCGCGGCGCCAAAGGCGTTGTCGCTGACCCGTCGCTCGATTGAGGTGCCCCATGCCAGACAAGACACCCGACACGAAGAAGGACAAGCCACTCTCGCTCGAAGAACAGATCGCCGCGAAAGATGCCGAGATTGCTGAACTCAAGGCGAAGCTCGGCGAGCCGCCTGAACCGCCGCCGTTTCAGGAATATCCGAAGTGGGTTGGCGGCGTCATCGTCGCCGACAAGAAGGCTGAAGACGCAGCGAAGAAGGCTGATGACGCCGCAGCCAAGGACGCCGCGAAATATCCAGAAACGAAGAGCACGCAGCCGACCACGATGAAGGGCTAAGCGATGCCACAAGAGCAACTACATCCATACAACAAGGCCGTGGCGATCACGCCAAGCGACACGGTGAATCTGGATGGCACGGTCGTGTCGACCACCGGCACGTTTCAGACGACCGGCAACACGAAGCCGATTCCCTGTGAAGCCATCTCCATCGGCTTGACAGGGAATATCGCAGTCGTGTCTGAAAGTGGAGTCGCCACAACGCTCGCGGTAACGGTCGGTCAGATTCTCACATTCAAGGCGATACGTGTGAACTCGACGAACACGACCGCCACCGGAAACATGGCGCTCTACACGGTGTGATGTGGCCGACGTCAACATCACACCAGTCTCGCCGTCGTATGTCACGGGCTTCACGACTGGTTCGGTCGTCTACTCGGCTGGCACTGCGCTCGCTGAGGACAATTCCAATTTCTTCTGGAATGCGACCACCAAGATCCTGAAGGCGTTCGGACTCACGACGCTGTCGTCTCTGACGGTGGCGTCTACGACGGCGACACCGGCTGGCGGCTCGACAACCGTGCGCTTACTGTTTGGCACCACGGCCGGATTCGGAATCTACATCGGCTCAGGCGTGCCGACCGTGAGCGCCGCGCAAGGCTCGCTGTATCTGCGCTCTGACGGCTCCTCTACTTCGACACGGCTCTACGTGAACACGAATGGCACCACGGGCTGGACAGCCATCACGACGGCCACATGACTGTTGCATCACTCATCACCGCGGCGCTCAAGCGCATCAGTGTCATCGAAGAGAACGAGACACCATCTGCCGAAACGCAGTCCGATGCACTGGACCGCTTGAATGATTTGATGGACTTCTGGCAAGGCGAGCGGTTGACGATTCCCTATGTAAGTCGAACACTCTGGACGATCGTCTCTGGTCAGCAGGATTACTCTGTCGGCGGCGCGCGTCCGACGTATGTTGATCACATCAGCTACGTTGATACCTCGACGAATCCCGACACGGAATATCCGCTCCATCTCTTCACGGATGACGAGTGGGCGGCGCTGCCGCAGAAGGCGCTGATGAACACGTTGCCAGTCGGTGCTTACTATCAGCCGACATTCCCGACTGCGACGATCAGCCTGTGGATGATTCCGACGTCGAGCACGCTGCAGGGCGCACTCTACGCACCGAATCCGATTCAGCAGTTCACGTCCACGTCGCAGACGATTGCGCTGCCTCCAGGCTATCAACGCTTCATTCGCGATAGTCTCGCCGTGGAGTTGTGGCCGGAATGGCGACAAGGCGAGCAGATTGATCCCGAACTAGTGCGGAGCGCACGCGACAGCAAGAACGTCATCAAAACCGTCAACCTGCGGCCAACTGAATTGGATCTGCCGTATGGCGACGGTATCTACGACATCAACTCGGATTTGAATTATCGGGCGTGAGATACAAAGGCTTTATCGGCCCATCGTATACCTCGCAAGCGCTCGTCGCGGACGCCGAGCGAACGATCAACCTGTATCTCGAAGCGAACACGTCCGAGAATGCGAAATCGCCGGCCAGTCTTGAGCCGTCGCCGGGATTCCAGCAAGCGGCATCCGTCGCGAACATCGGCGGGCGCGCGGCAGCGACAATGAACGATCGCACGCTGTTCGTGATGGGATTCGGCGTCTACGGCATCGACAGTAATCTCACGGCGACGCTGTTCGGCTCAGTCGCGCTCGACAGCAATCCCGCGCAAATCGCGTTCAATGGCAAACTCGGGAATCAAGCCGGCATCGCAAGCGGAGGGAATCTCTACAGCCTGAACCTCACCACGAACGTGTTGACTTCAGTCGCCACACTCGCCGGCAAAGCGACGATGGTCGGCATGATCGACGGATTCGGCATCACGTTGGATGTGCCGAACTCGCGCATCTACGTCACCACGATTAACGACTTCACGACGGTTGACCCGACTCAGTTCGCCGCGCGCACCGATGCGCCTGATAACTGGAAAGCGATGCTCGTCAACCCGCCAGATATCTGGTTGATTGGCAGCCGCACAGGCGGCGTGTGGTATGACGCCGGCAGTTTTCCATTTCCACTCGCGCCGCGTCCAGGCATCCAGTTCAAATACGGCATCGTGGCGCCGTTCAGTATTGCTGCAGCCGGCTCGTCGGTAATGTGGCTGTCTCAGACGACAGATGGCAGCGGCATCGTGGTGAGAACGCGCGGCTACCAGCCGACACGCATCAGCGATTACGCGCTTGAG